TAACGCTAAGTTTTTCCTTGTAGGAATTAAAGTCTTCTTCGGAAGAACTAAGCTCCTTAACTTCAGCAGTGACAAGAGCCATTTCCTTTTCATTAAGGTCGTAGTCATTGTCAATGAAGTTCATGCGATCATTAAAGAGATCGACCGCAGCTTTTGCTTCGACTTCGCTCTTAAGGGCATCGAGTTCTTCTTTCGTCTGCTTAAAGGAGCTTTTCATCTCCTCAAGCTCTGCCTCGGCTTGCGCCTTAGCTTCCCTCTCAACGTCCATCTTGGCTGTCCAAGACTCGTTGTGTTCTACGAGAGTATCGCGGATAGTCTCGCTAACAGTTTTAGCCTCAGAGCCTTCCTTCACTGCGGAAGCAACGCTCTTGGACAACTGAGTAATAAGTTGGTCGAATTGTTCTTTATCCATATTAAAAATGTTTTTTAATTTGTCAGACTTTACATTAATATTAGCGTTTCGGGAAAT